TTTGTATATCGTACATATGTTCGATTACCGTTCGAGTATCCCCGAACACTGCCGAACAAGAACGCATGTTCGAGTGGTTATAACTACATATCTAGTCGCATACATACCTAGACAACTACACAATTAGTCGCACCACGCCGAGAACGCAAAGCGTGGAGTGGCGAGTGCTGGTATTATCAAGAACGCATGTTCGATAGCCGAGATACACAAGAACATATGTTCGAGTAATACCAAGGCATTAACACGTTCATAATTTGTTCATAAATTGTTTACAGTTTATTCAAGATTTATGACGCAGAGTATGATATTATAATACTGCCGAAAGGCAATAACAAAACAGTGATTGAAGAAAGGTAAAAGGTGAAAGATATGCGAATAAATGTTCGAAAAATAATTGACATGTGGAACAATAAGAATTAAGGTAGAAGAACGTTCAAAAGTTAGAAGTAAAACATATTTAGGAGTAGCCAAGGCTATGGCTGAGCAATGGGGAAAGGAGTAAAAACAGATGGTTGAAAAGAGACTATAACTGTTAAAAGGAGAGAACATGGAAGATAGATATTTATTCAAAGCAAAGAGGACTGATAACGGAGAATGGGTGCAAGGAGTGCCTTTTGAAATCGAAGGGAAAACCGTAATTCTTATAAGCAACAATGAAAATATATTAAGAGTTCATTATTTGGAAGAAAACATGTGGGAGGCTGACATATATGCTATTGAAGTAGACCCATCCACAATCTGCCAATGCACAGGACTAAAAGATGAAAATGATATAAAAGATTTAATTGTTAAAGAATATGATGTAGACATGGATAGTATTATAATTAATGCAGTACGTAACGATATAGATTTATAGCCGAAACGCTGGACATACCAGCGTCATACAAGGACGGCAACCTTGTATCTGATGAGTGGAACGGATTTAGTGAGATAATAACATAGAGTATGAGAGCCGTGAACCACATTGGCAAGCCAAGAAAATATATCACAAAGAATGAAAAAAGGAGATTAAAACAATGGCAACACAGAAAACAAAGAAGTATGTAGTAACACTCAATGATGTATCAGGAACACTTGACAACGACTTATTCAAGAAAATGGCAAGCAAGGGAGACATAACAAGCGTATCAGTAACCGAAGTAGTAGGACAGGAAATCACAGTAACAGGAACAGCGAGTGCGACAATCGAAACTGATGAAAAGACTTTTAACATGTCTTATTTCAATACGGAAGAGTACGGCATTGTACATTGTGGCGGCGGAACACTTTTTGATGAAAGTTTATCAGATTACATGACTGACGGAGTATCTAAGTTTAGAGTCAATTCCATAAAATGTAAAATGGGAATAGGCTATAAGGCAGTTCCAGTCTTAGAATAAGACATAATATTAAATAATTGTCGGTGTGAAATGTTTCACGTGATACAATGTTTCACGTGAAACATTTTTTTAAAAAAGGCGGTATATATGGAAAGTAAAGAGCAGATATACAAAGAGTTAGTAAGAGAAGTCAGAAGTGCTAATGCAAAGTTACAACGTTTACGTGGACATTATGGCGAGCAATACGGTTGGGCTGGAAAGCTTTTGATTGATAAGTTATCAATAGACGCTGTTAATACTGTATCTGATAAAGGATATATAAGGTTTAATAAGAATTTGTCTACTGTCCAGATGAAAGCTACATTAAAAGCACTAAAAGAGTTTAAAGCAAGTAAGACAAGTACAGTAAAAGGAGTAAAAGAAAACATTGAAAATGTAAAGAGTGCTATAGCTTCATCTTTGGACGTAGATAATAAAACGGCGCAAGCAATATATGATTTTTTTGCAACAGACAAGTATAAATTAAATGACGAAGTTAAGTATGAAGCATTAAGAATAGCGTTAGAAGTAGATGATAAAAACGGAAACGTAGAAGATTATATTGATATAGTGGAGAATTATATTGATTTTGGAAATGACGAAGATTTAAGAGAAGAATTGATAAGTGTTTATGATATTATTAAAACAGGTAAATTTGATATTAATAAGATTAAATCATTTGACAACGTGAGGTATTGATAAATGTTATGGTGGGAAGAATATAACGGACATACAATCGAAATAGTCACTAAGGGCAAGAACACTTGTGACAATACAATATATTCTTTCGACATTGAGACAACTTCTTATCTTTATTATAATTATCGTGTATATAATAATCTTGAGTATCTGAAATTTACTGATGAAATGAAAGAAAATAGTCTAAAACAATCATGTATGTATATATGGATGTTTGGAGTTAATGACGTAGTATATTTTGGTAGAACATGGCAAGATTTTATTGAGTTTCTTTATAGAATAGAAGATAATTGCAATGAAAACAAAGTTGTTTTCGTACATAATCTATCTTTTGAATTTCAGTTTTTAAAATCACATTTTAGATTTAAAGAAGTCATGGCAAGAAAAAAACATAAAGTCATGAAAGCATTACTTGATGATTTTAACATTGAATTTAGGTGTACTTTTTTTATGAGTAATGCCGCACTTGCAGAACTTCCAAAGCTTTTTAATCTTCCAGTTAAAAAGAAAGTAGGTGATTTAGATTATAATATGATAAGACATTGTAAAACTCCATTAACATTGAAAGAACTGGGTTATTGTGAATATGATTGCCTTGTTGTGTACTACTATATAAGAAGAGAACTTGAAGAATATAACTGTGTAATGAATATTCCGTTGACTTCTACTGGACACGTAAGGCGAGAATTAAAAACGCTCACAATGAATGACTATAAGTATAGATATACAGTATATAAAGCCATAAATACAAACCCACACGTTTACAACATGCTTTGTGATGCATTCGCTGGTGGATATACTCATGCTAACTGGATTTATGTAGATGAGATTTTGAACAATCTCGATAGCTGGGATTTTACTTCTTCATATCCATACGTTTTAGTATCTGAACAATATCCCATGACAGAATTTAAGCCATGCACAATCAAATCAGCGGAGCAAATGTTGGATTGTTTTGCATATTTAGTTAAAGTTAAATTTTATAATATTAAATCTAAGTATTTTAATAATTTTATTTCTAAAAATAAATGCCACTATTTAAAAGGTACTGTTTATGATAACGGTAGAATTGTTCGTGCTGATGAATTAGAAATAACACTAACTGATGTTGATTTTAAACTAATACTTAAGCAACATACATTTGACAGCTACGATATAGAAGAATGTTGGTATGCACAATATAAATACTTACCAAAATTGTTTATCAATTTTATATTGGATAAGTATATATTAAAAACACAATATAAAGGAGTAGTCGGTAAAGAATTAGAGTATGCGAAAGAAAAAAATAAATTTAATGCTTTATACGGTATGTCGGTTACAAACACAATTCGTGATGAGGTTCGATATTCTAATGATTATGACTGGTTAGATGATAGAAAACTTGACAATGAGGAAATTCTTGACTTGCTGATGAAAGAGAAAAAAAAATCTTTTATGAGTTTTGCGTGGGGGTGTTGGGTGACAGCATACGCAAGAAGAAACCTTGAAGAAAATATTATTAAACTGGATGAATATGTGGTATACTGTGATACTGATTCTATTAAGTTGATACAAGGTTATGATAAAAGTGTAATAGATGATTATAATAATAGTGTTATGAATAAATTAAATGAAGTATCTGAAAAATTGGAGATTGACATTGAAAAATACCAGCCAGCAGACAAAAAAGGAATTAAGCATCCGCTGGGTGTATTTGATGCAGACGGACATTATGAAGAATTTATTACACAAGGTGCTAAAAAGTATGCGTATAGACAATATGAAAACAAGTACGGCTTTAAAAAAGATTATTGTTTTAAACATGAACACAATTTACATATAACTGTCAGTGGTGTGCCTAAGAGAGGAGTTGTTGCATTAAAAAATGATATCAGTAATTTTAAAGATAATTTAATTTTTGATTATAATGACACTGGCAAAAACATGTTATATTATTGTGAAGAACAGCAACCGATTGAATTAACAGATGAAAACGGAGTATCTATGATTGTAAATGAAAAAAGCGGTTGTTGTATTGTGCCAGCGACATACAATTTATCTCAATCTTTAGTATATGCCGAAAAAATCGGAGATAGTAGCACAAGAGCAAAATTCAAAGAATAATGTTTCACGTGAAACATGAAAGGAGCAGTAATGGAGAGATTGACAAATAGTGACAAGGAAATACCGACATTAGATGATAATGCTGAATATTGGCTGAAAGTATATTTTAAGCTAAAAGACTATGAAAACAAAGAAGAACAATTATTAAATGATATGAAAAAAAGGAGTGATTAATATTAAACAGGATAATATACATTATAATATTGACAATATCGATAACAAAAATGCGTTATTTAATTTAATTTTAGGAGAGAAAAGTGGTGGAAAGTCTTATCAGGTTAAACATAAAAAAGCGGTAGAGCATTATTTAAAAACTGGACAGAAATTTATATTATTAAGACGCTGGAAAGATGAAATTAAGACTGATAAAATTGAGCAATATTTTAATGACGTAGACGTAGAGAAACTAACTGAAGGAGTGTATAATTGTATAACATATTGGAGGGGCGGTATATACTTTGCTAGGTTTGACAATGAAAAGTTCAAGACAATTAAAGGCGATAAAATAGGCTATGCAATTGCATTATCGCAAGAGCAGAATTATTCATCTCTTTCTTTCTTAGACGTTGATAATATCATTTTTGAAGAGTTTATGAGCCGTACTATGTATATAGCAAGAGAGCCTGAAAAGTTAATGATATTCTATGATACAGTGGACAGAAAGCATGGAGCGGTTAAGCTGTGGTTGGTAGGTAATACAATATCAAGGGTATGCCCTTATCTTCCAGCGTGGGATTTACAAACAACAATACAAAAAATGCAGCAAGGTGATATTATCACTAAAAATATAGTCAATTCAAATAATACGATTAAATTAGCTATAGAGTACTGCCGACAAACAAATCAAAAATCTTTTGCTATTGGCAGTAGTGAGAGTATGATAAGTGGCGGTTCTTGGATGAGTACACCCCAGCCACATTTAAGTGCAAGTATTAAAACATATAAACCTATTATAAGAGTAGTATTTCAGTACCAGTCTTTCATGTTCTTAGGAACACTATACAATAAGAAAAACGAATTAGTATGGTTTATATGCCCAAAACACACACCTGTCAAAAAGAATACGCTTGTCTTTGGTGTAATATCAGAAAATCCATTGTATTCTAAAGATATATATAATATGGATTTCAGAATTGACGCTAAAATTAGAGATTTAATAATGAAATCTTTTAATGAAAGTAATATATTTTATTCTACTGATTTGTGTGGTACTGATTTTAAACAGTGCATTGATTTTACTATAAGGAGATGATGATTATTGAAATCTTATGAATGGAAATTAATAAAAGATTTAATGAATGATTTATGTGTTAGAAATGAAGTGATAGACAAGATTAATAAAGAGCAAGAGTTTTATATTGCAAGAAATATTGTAATAGACGCATACGATATTAAGTATATGAATAAGGAGAATTAATATGAGAAATAGTAATATTATTTTAAGCAAAGGAATTAAATTAGATAAGTCATATAATAATTGCTTAACTTTATCGTCAGATGAATTGCTGGAAGTATTAAGAAGTGACGCACATTATATTACAAGTGCTAGCAACTTCTCTTTTATAAGAAGTACTGGAAGAATTAGTACACCTTTTAATTATAGTCAATGCTTAAATTCTAATTACATGGCTTTCCAGAATTCTGACTATGATAACAAGTGGTTTTTTGCATGGGTTGATAATGTCGTTTATAAGAGTGACAGATGTACAGAAATAGAATATACAATAGACTACTTCTCTACTTGGTGGGATAACTGGGCAAGAACAGAAACGTATGTATTAAGGGAACATATTACAGATGATTATATTGGTGCTTCTCGATTTCCTGAAACGTTTGGTGTCGATTCTTATGTTGCAAGAGAGACATATAAAATACAAGTGAACCCAGATAAAATTGCATTTCTTTTTACAGAAGCAAGAAAAAGTTCATCTACAGTAGGAAATCTACAATATGACAGCCCTTACACAGCATATCAGCAAATCGGTGGAGTACCATTTAATGACGGTCTACCTATGACCTTGTGGAGAGTTACTGCAGATTTAACACAAAGTGGAATAAGCACATTAATGCAATATTACGGCGACTATGTAAATGAGGGTAAAGGTGGAGACCTTGTAGGCATATTTACATATTCATCAGATAACGACATAAAGGAATGGGTAAATATAGAAAAGATTAACTCTATAGACGGATACACACCAGCCAATAAAAAATGTTTACAATATCCATTTGTAAAAGTGACAGTATCGAACCAGCAAGGTCAAACATTAGAATTAAGGCAAGAAGATTTTGAAGAAGTAATAAAGTTCAAATATGGTGGCACTGATAATTACAAAGGGCAATCTATTTGTTTTCCAAGCGAATACAAAGGTATTACAGACGCAACAGATTTTGGTTTATTAATAGATAATTACCCTACAATTCCTATGACTGTTGATGCATTTGCTTCTTATCTTGCACAAAATGCTACTAATATTGCTCTAGGTGCTATAGGTGGTGCGGTAGGTACAGTATATTCAATAGCAACAGGAAATCCGCTTGCGGCAGTTGCTGGAATAGGTAATGCTATTAATCAATTAGGACAAATTCAGTCAGCAAGAACAGTTCCAGACTCGGTTGTAGGAATGTCCGGCGGTAATCTTATTAATACTAAATTAAATAATTTTGCATTTCTAATAGAAATAAATACCGCATATACAGACATAATTAAAAGTGCAGACGCTTTTTTCACTAAATACGGATATGCTGTTAATCAAATAAAAGAACCTAACTTTTATGGAAGGACTAACAATTATATACAGATAGCACCAGATGCTGTTATTGGGTTCGGAGATGTTCCAGCCGCAGATATGAATATTATTAACGGAGTTTTTAGAAAAGGAGTTACGTTGTATCATTCGCATGATACTATAGGAACATATTAATTAAAAAGTGAACTCAGTTCAAAAATTCTGAACTGAGTTCACTTTTAATTTATACTTCTACCCAAGTTCCGTTTTTATATACAAAGAAACCAGCAAATCCATTTCTATCATATCTTTTAAATAAAATTCCCTCATTCTGTGGTGTGGTACTAAGTTGATATGCTCCCTCCATATTTCTAATAATGTTTTCAGATATACCATTTTCAAATAAGCAAAAAGTATTTTTTTTATTATTATTAACGATAATATTGCTAATATCTAAAACGGTATCCTGACTACTTTCAATGTTATTAAGTAGATATTCTGCATTTAAAATACTGTCTTTAATAGTATAAATACCTTTACTTGCTCCGCTAAAAGGTGTTTTATTAATACGACAATCTTTAATACTTAAATCTAACACATCAGGGTTATTCCGTGTTATTAAATATGTGTCTATGTCACAATTGTTAATATTAATAGTTTTTTTATTAGTTCCAAAACATAAAAAGACTTTTTTAATATCGCAACTATTAAGTGTTATATTACCGTATGTGTTACAATTTTCTGGTGGTGTTCCAACAACACAGTCTTGTATAAAAGCTGTACTATTAGTATTAAAAACGCAACTATCAAATATTAATGATGAATTAATAGAAGAGTTAAAAAGACCGACATTAGGGTTTACTGATGTAACAAAAGTACAGTTATTAAAAGTAACAGAACCGTTAATATAAGAAAGAAAAACATTTCTTATCGAACTATCTACAATACAATTACTAAATACAATGTTATTAAACTTTGGGGCATTAAGATTTATTTCTGTAAAGCCTACTATATTAGTTAATCTGATACCATTATCACTATTAATATATGAATTATTAATACTAACATTTTCTATAACACAATTTAACTGACCATATAGACGAACACCAGCATAACCAGAACATTTAATATTATCAATTATGATATTCTTTATAGTTTTTCTAATGCCCTCTATAGCGTTTAACGCTATAAAATCATCACCTGAAGTTCCTGATACATTAGTTACATATATGTTAGAACATCCGCCGTCTATGTGTATTCCGTCGCTTGAAATAATAGTTACATCATTTTCTAATTTTATATTAGAGATAGTAATACCATTACTTTCGTTTTTTTCACTATCACTTATTAAAATTGAATATTTTTCACTATTAATAATTAAATTAGTGATATTAACATTTGAGCAACCATGTACACTAATAGCCAATGAATTAGATATTAAAACGATATTATTAATATCTATATTATTAGAATCAGTGCAAGAAAAAATTGAATGGTTTAAATAACTATCATTAAATTCTACTTTTTTAGTTATAGTACCGCCGCCAAAAACTTTTAAATTAGAGTGTAAAACAAGATTTTCTGTAATAATGTAGTTCTTAGATATATTAACATTATTAAATGCTAAGGCTTTTTGAATTGCTTCTGTATCATCTGTCACTCCGTCACCTTTTGCACCGAACATTTCAGGTGTATATATCACAGAAAAAAAACTATTAAACTCTCCTGTTGTAATTAGTTCATCAATTTTTTTGTTAATCTCTTCCTGAACATCAAGATTGTTAAAATAGTTATTTACATAGTTGTATAATGTAATAAAATTCTGTTCTAATTGACTAATATTATCATTTTGTTTGTTGTTGTTATCTATAATCTTATTAAGATATTCGACAACTTTACAAAGAAGCTGATAATTTGTTACTGCGTCGAAATTCGCCTCGATAAAAGGGAAATTCTGTAACACACATAACTTAAAAGGTGTTAGATTTTTCATATCTGTGTAGTTGTTATTTACATTAATATCTGCCATTTGTTAAACCTCTCTTTCTTATACTAAACCATAAAACAAACAATCTAAATCAGAATATAACATTGTCCAGATATTATTATATTCTGTCTGAAATTTAATAAGTAAATCAATCTCGTTATCTGCTGTTCGTGTGACTACTTCTTTAATTGTTTTGTCACTCTTGCCACTGTCTATATTACTAGAAGTATTTGTTGTTTTTGTGCTTGTGTTGTTAGTTATTGTGTTATCTGCTTCATTGTGTGTATATTCGGTTAAATACTCATTACTATCAATATCGTTAATATTGCTTTGCGGTGTGTCTGAATATCCTGTATTATTAATTGTATTTGTTGTTCCTGTATTCTCACCAGTAATAGAACCATTAACAATATTATTGCCAGTATTAGACGTCGTTGTATTATCTGTATATTCTCTTGTTGTTGTACCACTTTTAAAGATATCCCAGCCGTCTAAACTATCCCACAGCATATTATATTTCGGAAGTATTTCAGCTAGTTTATTTTCAAGCATAATCTGAAAAAGTGTGACAGTATCATAATTGATACGGCGCATGAGATAATGGTTTAATATGTTATGTTCAAATGTTTCACGTGAAACATTATTTGTTAGAACATAATCAAAATTGAAAATATACTTTCTTGCTTTCTGCCACATATCCTTATTCTTGCTTGGTTCGTCAGTGTCATAATTAACTAACGATTGCATTATACTATATAACGTGGGCGGTAAATTATTCCCTTGTTGCAATATCGGATAAATCATCTTCAGAACTCCTTTCTTCATACTGTAGATTAACTGGTAAGCCGTCATAAAAGCTAAAATCTACTTTTATATTAAACTTCTCGTCAAGTTCTTCTTTCCACTTTATTCTTGGTTCTGCTGTTGCATATCTTCCAGCAATAGTGCCGCCTTGCGAGAAAGAGACTTCATCTGTAATCAAACGCTCCTTTTTCTGTATGTTCAAATTGCAAATCCCGATATGATTAAGGAACTCACTATATATCTGCTTCTTATATTCCATTATTTTATCAGTAACATACGGGGCTGGGGTGAGAACACTCTCAAAATTATTCAAGTAATTTCCGTCAAAGGCTAGTACTGTGTTTTCGCAAGCGTCTACATTATTAATAATATTCTGTACGGTCATTTTATTCTCATTAGACGTTTTAAACAATCTTGGTGTTTTCTGCTGTGAAATATTAATATCCATTGTTCTATCTGCCAAAGCTATCCGCTGTGCATACTGTTCTATATCGTAGATAAGTGGATATCTACCAGTTGTGTCATAAAGTAGAACATACTCATTAGGTTTTAGAATTTTAGACCTATAACCATTCATACCATAGCATTGTATGGAGGTTGGACGACCGTATACGTCCAATGTGCCTATATTCTGAAATGGCAGTATTAAATGCCCTAGTATTTCATCTTGAAAGCTGGCGACAACTCCATTCCGAAAAAGAACCTTATTGACATATGCAATATCTATATACTTAGATAATCCACTATACTGTATACGGTTCTGTGTCAAGTTAAACATTTCTCGTCGGTGCATATTTAATGTTGCAAGATTAGAAAGCTGTGTATTTATGCGTGTTTTTGCCATTTTTTACTCCTTTCAATTTTTTAAAAAAAAGGCAGTATATTTATACTGCCTTAATATTATGTTTCACATGAAACATTAAAGAACGGTAACGCTTGCAGTTCCTGTCTTACTGTTATCGTAAACAGAAGTTGCTGTAATTTCTATCTGTGGTACTTCTTCGCCTACGACATAGTCGGAAGCAATCTTTAAAAGTCCATTTTCATTAATAGTTGCTTTTCCTTCCTGTGCTCCCTTAGTAATAGACCATGTAACAGCCTTGTTAGCAAATCCTGTTGTCGATACTGTTGCTGATAACTGAAGAGAAAGCCCAGCAGAAAGACTGCTATTGTTTGGTGCTACTGTAACACTTGTTACAGTTGGGGCAATGCCAGCGGTGAAAACAACAGCGTTTTCAAAAGGACTTGTTGACTTAATTCCCCAAATGTGTAAAAAATGGTTATTCTCTAATGTTGTAGGGTTGTAAAACTCTGTTGTCTTTCCTACACTTGTTATATCCATGCCGTAGTAGTAGTCCATAAACCACTCACGTGATACGATAACAGCTGGAATATTAGCAAGCTGTGCAAGTTCTTCACTTGTAAATGGCACGTACTGCTCACCGAGCACCTGTGTTAATCTGTCAGTGTCGTGTGTATTAAAACCGTCTGCAAGAACTGCCCTTGCCTTGAAATCTGCGTCATCTCTAAAGAAAGAAGTTGCGAGAACTTCTGTTGACATGTCAGCTTCAAAATCCGTATTCAAAATAAAAATCTGGTCATCAAATGAAGTTGCTCGTCTGATTGCAGCTGGGTTGTAGTTAGGGCTTCTGAATGACATCTTGTTAGAAATAGATTTCATATCTGATACACGCTCTCTTGCTGTCTTAGTCTCATAATCTGTAATTTCTACAGATGTCATTGTACCGTCTAAAATTCTACGGCAGAGCTGGTACTTGTCAATAATATATTCGTCATATACTTTACTTTCCCATAACATAGAAACAGCTTCCTCAATGAACGATAAAAGACCGCCCTCTGTCTCAAACGCCATAGCCAACTGCTCATCACTTGTAGTTGTCTGATAATACACCTGAAAGTTAATGTTGTGCAAGTACTGCATAACATTCGGAACTTCTGTTGTTAAAAATGCTGTCTTGTTTTCAAAATTCTTATTGTAATTATGAACTTTGCATAAATCAAGAATAATCTCTCTTACTGTCTGTCCACGACTAAGTGTACCTCTAAGTGTGAAATCCCAAGGATTTTTCCAGCGGTTACGTTTAATTACTGTTAAACCAATAATATTAACAGTATTAATAAAAGCGTTTCTATAACGCTGATTATCCATAATCAAATTGCCAATTGGGGCTATACTTTCTCCCTGAACAGGTAGGTCAATCTCCGCTGATAAAATAGGGCTCTGATTGATAATATAACTTAATAATTCTGCATTTGTGCTAACTGTTAACACATTGTTTTTTGGCGCTCTACTTGGCATATTAAATCTCCTTTACATCAATAATTTTTTTTTCTTCGATATCTTCTAAAATATCGTCTTTATTCTCAACAGTTTCAGTGTTGAAAAATCTTTCTTTATACTTTGCTTTAAGTTCTGCTGCTTCTGCTTCAAGACTTGCAATACTTGCTTCCATCTCTTTCCTCTCAGCTTTATACTCTTCGTTCACATCATCATCTGTCCAAGAGTCTTCAATATCTTCTAAAATTTCAATTTTCTTGTCGTCTGAAATTTCGAGTGTGTCAATCTTCTTCTTAAAATCTTCTTTCGATAATACCATTGTTAACTCCTTTCTTAATTAAAATTAATAACCATACCAGCGTAAATCAAATTAGGATTGTCAAGCCCGTTTAATTCTGCAATCTCAATCATCTTATTATAAATCGCTGCGTTGTCGTCAAGCTGATATCTACGTGCTACTATCTGCCACAGATTGTCGCCAGCCTGTACGGTATATGAATCAGCTTCCGCTGGTTCGTCAGGTGTTGTGTTATCTACATAATCAGCAAATTTGATTTCAGTTATACGATTAATAGCATAATCATCATAAACACTTAAATTCCAATCGTCCATAATACTAATAATTGAATATGCGTAATTAGGGTCAGTTGCATAGCCGCACTGCTGAACAGCTATTGCCTGACGAAGGTTGTTTGTTTCATCAGTTGCGCTGTCATAATGTGACCACTGCATTAAATCATACAACCCTACAACAGCCTCACTTACTGTCGGGTACATTTTAAAACTATCAACAATGCTAGTTTCTACACCATCAACATATTCTATTGTTGGAGAATAAAAACCCTCTCCTTTAATTCCAAAAAGTGAATAACTATTAATATTGTACCCACTTTCCTGACATGCCATTGCAATTACAACACTAGGAAGAAGTGTTTTATTATCTTTCATTCTTCTTGCAATGTACTCATTAACTACAATTGGTGCTATTGTATTTACAAACACATTTACATAGTCATATTTTACTGCTGTTATTGGAAACTCCATTTTTCACCTCTTTCTCTAAAACATCCAGTGCCTTAGTAATTATTGTAGGTATCTTAATACCCGTGATTGCTATGTTTTCAGTAATAGAAAGAATTTCTTCTACTATAAATGAAATTATGACTATATGTCTAATTACATTCATTACAAGCAATTTGTCTAATTGAAAAGCAATTACAACTATTACCAGCGTAAAGAATTTCTTAGTAATTCCTTTAAACATAACAGTGCTTGACAGTTTGCCACTGTCTGTTTTACTACTTTTCTGCCATATAGCAGAAATCAAAAAACCGACGATTAAATCAATAATTATTAAAACTATTAATATAATTAAATCGTCTGTTGGTTTGCCTATTAAGTTAATTAATAGACTTCCAATTGTTCCTGTTGTTATAGAAACAATGTTTTTTAGTTTAATATTAATCACTCCTTCCTATTTTCTTGGCTTGTCAATGTGGTTTACGGCTCTCATACTCTATATTATTATCTCACTACATCCGTTCCACTCATCAGATACAAGGTTGCCGTCCTTGTATGACGCTGGTATGTCCAGCGTTTCGACTATTTAGAAATTTATTCAATTCTTCTATATATAAATAATATCGCTACTATTAATATAAATGCTATTGTATTCATCCGAACACCTCTCTCATATCTTGTAGAATATCTTCACATTCAACAGACACTGTTGTATGTATATTTATTGTTAATATTCCTAAATCTGTATAATTAATTATTCTGTCGTAATATTTAAGTATTGCGTTAAAGTCTTTGCTCCTTTCTTCACTAGTGTAATTCTTCTTGTTCCACATGTCAATTATTTTTCGAACATTTATTCGCATAATTCATACTCCTTTTTTTTTTTTTTTTACTTTCCCCATTGCTCTGCCATTGCCTTTCGAC